CCACCAGGAATTTCAACTCAGGGTTTAACCTTGCTGTTGTGGATTCCTACCGACCTTATTCTCCCACTGAGTGAGAGAGGACGGAAGGTACCGTGTCATCTCGACAGGCAAATCACACTCTAACAAGTTAGAGGTGAGAACCTCATCGAGATTCTTTCCTAATATAGTATACCAAGGGGTCAAAGACCCACTAATATACTTATTAGTAAGAGCTATTACTCTCTGGTCGAGAGTATCTCCTAAAGAACAGACCAAATTGGGCTGATCTTTAAGAGTTTGGCGATAGCTGTCAGAGTCGAACAAAACTCTGATGCTAGAGCCCGTATAGCTCGTGACACGACTACGAGGTTTCACAGGTTCCCATATCCAAGGATGTTGCTCGAGACGAGTCTCAAGTGACAAACCTTGGGGGTTCCAACCGAATCCACCAAGACATTCAGGAAGTGGAGCTAAAAGCTCAACAACTGAACGTTGGCGTTTTCGAAGAAGCCTCATGGATCGTACACCAAGATTCCTAACAATATCAATGAACGAATCATCAGAGATGAGACGCCATTTATATTGAGGAAAGACCTCAGAAGAGGTCACAATCTTACCAGCAAACTCACAGAGTTTACCAGATGAGATTGACTTGGTTGGAGATATTGGACAGCCTAGTTCAGACAAAGTCTGAATATAAGCATCCTTTAACTCCGTGTCGAGTATCACAACATCGTCACCTAGAATATAGAATCGACCATCATAAGATGGCTCCTTCTGTAATCCTAGTAGTAGACATCCATGGGTTAAGGCAAAAGCACCAAACGAAGGGTATAAACCCAACGGTTGGCCTCTTTTCCAAGATATCTGGCCGAAGCCAGGCATCTCCCAGTCTCCCTGAGAAATCTCAGAGAACATGTCAACTATATCAGAGCTAAAGATTCTCCTCAAGACCTGTACTTGTAGGTCAAGAGGAAAATAATCAGTAGCACCTGATAGGTCGATGGAGTGAACCACATTACCATGCGAAAGACTATCCTGAATATCAGGAATGGCCTTTGTTTGGTCAAATGTACAATCCCAAGGTAAAACCTTGAGTGTTCTGTACAGTGTGTCACCTAACGGTCCTAAGACTGTTTGGAAAACACGCCCAGGATTGGCTACAGCACGAAGCTTGTAACCAGGTTCCTGGATGAGACCAATACGCCCCACAGGAAAACCAGAGGAAACATTCGGCATAGGTCCGTAAGGACCGGTAGCCTTATGCAACCAGGTATTCCACCAGTCAAGTCCCGCCATGACATAGTCATAGTGTTTCTTGAACTTACGGTAGTGGGAGCGTCCCTTGGCAGTAAACCACAAGAAATTCAAAGAGTCAATGACTCCTTGATTCTCAGGTACTGACCGATCCAAAAGAGGAGCTCTTCTGTCAGGTGACGGAATGAACTCAACTAATGGTTTCGGATTTGGCATATACTTAACAGGTCTAAGACCTGCACGTGTAACTCCAAGAGTTACAATAAGTTTAGCCTTATCAAGGGCTTCGCAGGGTGAGGGTTTGGCTAGGACACCATCAAGGAACTTACGGCTTTGTTTCTCAGTCACCGACTTTGAAATAAACCAAGAGTACACTTGAAGGAGTTGGATGATGGAATTGAAATCCTTATCAGAAGATAAGGCTTTCCTTTCCAAGGTAGACACAATACCACCAAAAGTGGTACCATGTTTTCCCCGTTTTACCCAGGTTGAGACAGGATCAAGACCTGCCCTAAGACGGATAAAATCCAACTTGATAGACTTTAATCTATCAATTGTCCACTCCTCTCCGGAATTCTTAACCCATTTAACAACTAAGTTGATAAATGGACTTGAGATATTCCAGGATACAGGAAGGCTATGTGCCCTGAAGAGAAGATCCCTATTAAGCTGAGCAATATTGCTCATACTAGTACTCCTTTACAGGATGTTCTAGAGCTTTGATAGAGATTCCATCTCAATCAGGAGTATAACCTACACCCGTGGTCACTAGCGAGGTTAATAGTGAGTCCCGCGAACATCCTTAAGGGTATCACAAGCTGTATCGACAAAGTCGAGCAGCTGAGATACTTCTTCAGGGCTGAGACGCTTCTTAGCTACTAAACTTCTACATAGTACATGTAGAGGATCTAGCGAGTCAAGTAAGAGTTTAACTGCTTCTAGCCGCTCCTTTAACGGGGAGTTGTTAAAACCAATTATGGCTCTTACCTCTGACTCTATGTGATCCCTAAATTTTCCTTTCGGAAGATTTGGTATCGCTTTTAGAGCGTTTCCTGCCCATGAGAGAGTATCTATTTGTTCCTGAAGATCAGGACAAATAGGCTTCTCCTCATGCTTGTTCCAACGGTTCATACTATATCACCTCCTTTACCCGGCAGACAATCCGGTAGTTAGTCACGGGCTATACCCCTA